GAGTATTTTCAACCCCTATCATACAACATGGGTTAGAAAGGTGCGACATCTGAAAGAGGCACACTCCACGGGTCGAACTCTGATACTGCGCTTGGTGGATTAAATGATGAATCTGAGCGCTCGCTTACTGGCACATGATAGGTATGGCGCTTGAGGTCTGCTCCTACGCTCCATGCTGTGACCGTAATCTTTGAACGCTTTGCCCCTGTGTTTTTATCTTCCCAAGATTCTTGAACTGCTGTCCCTGAGACGATAACGGCAACTCCCTTACGAAGTGCATCTGCAACATTCTCGGCGGTCTTGCCCCATGCCTTGATGTCCCAAAAAGTTGTATCGGTATTTTCCCAAGTTCCGTCAGGCTTCTTGGATGACTTTGATGAAACTACTGTGAATGTTGCTAACGCTTTTGCGTTCTGTGTGAATTTTAATTCAGGGTCAGCAACTAGATTTCCTGTGATTGTGATTGGTGCGCTCATCTTTTGTGCCTCTCGTTCGTCATTGGTTTGGCTATTATGTTTAGTTTTTTTCTTATTCCATCTCTTTGTTTTAAGGTTGTTCCACCCCAAATACCCATTACTTTGAAATGTAGCGCATAGGTAAGACATTCTGTTTTCCATATACAAGTGCCACAAATTTTTTTTGCCAATATATTCTCATGGCTGATTTTGTTCTTCTCGGGGAAGTAGAAATCCGTCTCCACCCCCGTGCAACTCGCTCCCTCGAACTGCCATGGTTTCATCATCTAATTCCTCTCCAACTATCAAACGGTTTGGGAAAGCAGAATCTAACTTAGCCAAAACTCGACCATTCCGCCATACCTTGCCAGCACAAACTCCATCAAAAGAATTACTCTTAGGCTCAACTAAATCGTTACAGTTTTGCCAAAAAGGACAGCCTTTGCAAATTTGTAAAGCGGGCATTGCTAAATCAATTTGATGTTGGTCAAAAAGCCATGGGTCAGAGTTACGGCACGGAGCCTCATCAACAAAAGAACTTAAACCCATGTTGTAATTGTGACAGATTACTTATTAGATTCGGTGGATTCAGCGCTCTCGCGTGTTGAAATTCCAAAGCGTTCTTCAAGCAATTCTTTGAGAAGGGCTATCCGTTCTTGCTCAATCTTTTGGGTCATCTTTGAATCCGATGTCATCGTTCGCCTCCCATGTTGCTAAAGCGTGATGAACTAATCCTTTATGTCTCCAGTCAGGGTTATCATCATCGGCGAGTGTGAGTGTCCAATACTCTTTTTCTCCTTCGCCCATCCATTCTGATACCAAAACCCATCCCGTACAGATTGAGGGGTCAAGAAAGGCGATGCGCCCGATTTCGGCGAGCGCATCGTCAATCAATGAAGGTTTCTTATTTTCCTCGCTCATGTGGCGAGGTTAGTACCAAAAGTTTGAACTCCAAAAGCGCCACGCCGTACAGGGTGAGCCGTAACGAGATTCGAGATAAACAAGACCTCGTTCAATTTGTCGTTCAACTGTAGTGTCAGGGTCAAGTCCAAGAATCTGAGGAATCCCTCCAGCATGGAGTTTTTCGCCATTCTGACGCACGGGTGTTTTGTTGTAAGCATCGGGGCGCCAATTTGATTCCTTTGTCCACAGCGAGAGCAAACATTCCCATTGAGTAGGAGTGTTCCAACCGAATTTAGACAATTGAGTTTTGGTGTAAACCTTTGATGCTTCAGGTGTGCGCTCGACTAATACGGGCGCTTCCACTTCAACCGCTTGAGCAACTGGGTCAGGCGGAATGTGGAAAGGATTTACAAGAATGAATCCCAATACGAGAATTGCAACTGGAATAGGTTTCGAAATAACTTTTTCATAGAATCGCATAATCCTCCATGGTTAGGGGTGAACATTTATTCGCTACTGGTTGTAGCGCTTCTATGTCGTCAGTATTGGACTGACCTCACTTTGGCGAGTAGGTGTTTGCGAACCTGCATTAAAGGTATCAGATGAAGATGAATGATTGTCAAGGATATTTTCAACTGGAGTTGGGCGTTCGGTGGCGGAGCAGATAAGTCACGCTAGAGAGAGGACGGACGCGCAACAAAGCATCAACGCCACCGAACTTTGGGTACCCGATAGGAATGGTACCCCATTGCATAATAATTCACCCACCAGTAGCCCAAAAAGAAACTGGTGGGTGAATCTTTGATGGCGGTGTGACTATTAGTATCGGGGGTTTGTATCCGCGCAACCCTCCGAGCCTTTAGCACTCTTACCTGCGCCTGACCATCAAATCTCTATTTAGTTTTAGTCGAGGCGACTGCCTGTGTAAGCGCTGATTCCGTGCTTTCTAAGCACCTGAGCAAACGCTCCAGCAAACGCGCTCTTACGGTCTACGCTTTGTCCGAACTCTCGAACCCAAATCTCGTAACCACCGTAATAACCCTTACTACCGATTCCCTGAGTCTTGAGCCAATTCACAAACGCACCTCGCGCTGGAGAAATTGTTACCCAAGCAAATCCGCAAAGACCGTCAAGGATGTAAGTTTTCTTGGAATAATCAATCTTATCGCTAAGACCGATTGCATCTCCAACTACAAACTTTGGAGTGTCAGCATCTTTGCCAGCCAAAAGACCAGCCTCGTATGCCTCGGCATAAATCTTCTTGCATTGAGTCTTTGTTAGAGCCTTCTTTGTTTCAGGCTGAACAACTAATGAACCGCCTTCGTTTAGATAATCAGTTCTAGTCATTTATGCACCCACCTTTTCGAATTGAGCCAACACTTTTTGTCTCTTAGCCTCGCTGAAGATTGCATCCTCAGCCTTGTATGGCTCGTTATTTAATTTGCCATATTTTTCGATTGTTGCTTTCGCTTGAGCAATCGCATATTCCTTACCAACGCCATACCAAGTTGATTCAGTTTCAACGCCTTCTACGAACGCGTTAATCTGCCAACCCTTGCCGTAAGGCGCGATGTTTGTCGCCTTGATAATTACTTTCTTAGTCATTTTCAGTCCTCTCTCGACCTTGTATAACCAGTATACACTACTTGGGTTGGTTATTCAACTTCTTTCGAGCATGTCGTTTGTCGGCTTCCTCGGATAGTAGGCGCTCGCGCTCGCGGGCGCGGATGCGGGCGAGGGAGGCTTTAGAGACCCGTAGGAGCGATTTATCCTTCATCCAAGATAGAAGTATCACCCGAACCACCGCCCTGTCTCTATTGACCCCACAATGCCAAATACAACCACAATTGCCAGCGCTATTACAGCGCCTTCGAAATTATCTGCCCAGCGACGACCTTTGGCGCTTAGACGGATTCCCTTTTTGGCTAATCGATTCTCTATCATGATGCCTCCCTTTTGATTGTTCGAACTAATCCATATTCCTCAAGTGCAAAATCTGCTTCGCACCTGTGGCAATAAGGCTTGCCCTTGATGATGGTGATTCTGTACTGACCACCGCACATGTAACACTTCATTGCTTCACCTCACATATAACCTCGGACTCACCGCGACCTGTAAAAACCGCAATGATGTTTGATTTGGAAATCTTTTTTTCCAAGACAATTCCCTTTTTGCCGAGTCGATTAGCAAAAAATTCTGCTATGGATTTATCTAGTGTCCAAGATAATCCTTTTTCGTTGATTCCCTTTTGGCATCCACGATAGATAGTTACCTCATCGGCAAGCGAGCGCAAGAGGTTGTCCTCTTCCTCGGTCATCATGTAATGACGATTTGAACGCTTTGAGCCAATAAGGTCTTTCCACTCTTTGTAATTTTGCCATTGGTTTTCTGTATCAGTCCAAATGTCAGCAACTAATTTCCAATAAGCGGTGTCTGATAACAAATGCTCAATTTCTTTGAACGCCTCAATTCGGTATGGGCGTTCATGAAGCCAAACATAAGAATCGTATTTTTTGTTTTGAAGCGCCTTTTTAACATCGCCTATTTTTTGCAAGTAGTAGGCATTAGCCCACCCGTTACCCATCATGCCAAATTGATAAACAAGCGGATGACGAAGTTGCTTACCTAAAGGTCCTTCTGAAACATACGGAACTAAGTCAGGGTGCAACTCTTCAGTTGAAGCCATTACTTTTGCATATTCCAAAACTGCATCTAGGTTAGGTATTGATTGACTCATTAGTTCCCCCTCTTCTTGTACTTAGTTTCTAGTATTTTCAACTGCTGGTCAAATGACACGCCGTTCTTCTCTGCAAGATTTCTTGCAATCAAATCGGCTATCTCTTGAGCCTCGGCGATTTTTTCTTTTTGAACCCTAATTGATTCTTTGTTATGTGGTTGTCCATCAAAGTAATGGGTAACAATCTCTTTATTGATTGTCCATTGCAATCCAGCCCACTCGATAATTGCTGTGCGCTCTGTCTTGATAACTCGGGTGTACTTGCCCTCTTTGTAGGTCAAAAACTCACCTGATGCTGTTGGAGCGTTTGCCTTTTCCTTGGCGATTCGTGCGACCTTTTTTGCATCGCGCTCTGCCTTTGCTTGAGCCTTAGCAACCTTGTCCGCTGTCACGATTCGTGATGGGCGATTCAAAACCTCGGCTGGAGCAGATGGGTAGCAGATTGTGCAAGCATCCTGACCAGCATCCTCAACAATAGTTTTCTCATCGTCGTTGCTGTACTGGACTAACCAGTTGTAACGAGTAGTTGGGAAACATGTATTGCAATCCATTGAACTGTGAACATGACCATTGCTGGCAAGAACTAAGAACGCTCTTGTCCATGGGTCTTGGTTGTAAATCTTGTTTAACTTTAAGATTTCAACATTGACCTTGCTAATTTCTGATTCGATGACAGCAATCTTCTCTGCTGCTTTTTCAATCTCATCAACTCTAGTTGGATAATGCTTTTCGTAAAACTTCTTTGTATCCTCAGCACTCTCTAACTTGCTGACTAAATCCCAACGCTTGTCGTACCAAGAAGATAACTCAGTATCAATCTTGACGGCGAACTCTTTTGTCACGCTCATTGGGTCTCCTCTCATTTACAACCCCAGTTTAGCATGATTTAGCCAATTGGTACAATAAGAGCCTGTCGTGTCCTTTGTGACCCTCGTTCAAAGGGTCTAAATTGCGCCTTTTCCGCATAATCACCGTCTGCCTACTCATCTTTTGGTGGGCTGTCTTGCCTACCGATTCAGCCTCAGCCTCATGCGTGACTACGGCTCAATCCGTGGCTACAGCCTCTACAGCGGCGGCGGTCTTGGCACCATCGGAATCGGGAACTGCCACTACCGCCTCGACTCCAGTAATCGTCCAAGATACTTGTGGAGGCGATGATGTCTCTTACCAAGTGGCATTGCCAACAGCGGTGAATTTCCAAGGCACCACCTACAACGCTGTTTATGCAACTACAAACTCAACAATTGTTTTTGGTCAGATGGATAATAATTTCAGCACTTATCCCAATACGCCTTCAATTTCTGTCAATGCTTATGATTGGGTTGTCCTTGACCCTGCTAATCCAAATCCATCAAACTCTTATCCTGCTGGATGGAGAGCGCCCGATGAGCATTTGATTATTAGTTCAAGCCAAGCGGGATTCCAAGTTGATTTAGCCGTTCGTCCTTATGGACAAAATGCTTCAGCCAATCCTCTATCAACAATTGTTGTTACCGCATCAATCAATCCTGATAGCACTTTAACTATTACTTATCTTTCAGATGTTCAAGCGGGATTAAATACTAGAACTGGTGTTCGTCTACCTAATGGAAGTGTAGTTACTTTAGCGGAAGCGGGTCTTACTCGGGTTTATGTTGCTCCTGTTGTAACTGCTCAGGCGATTGTTGAGCCAACCCCAACACCCAGCCCCAGCCCTTCTGTCGAGCCAACTCCTTCTCCGTCTCCGACATCTGCACCTTCTCCGTCGCCATCACCTTCTGCGAGTGCAACACCGACTCCAACTGTTGCACCTTCACCTTCTCCCACACCAACGCCGACCTCAACGCCTCAACCTCAACCGAGTCCTTCACCTCAACCAACATCGGAACCATCGGCTTCACCAACTCCAGCCCCGCAACCTTCTGTAACTCCGACTGCTCAACCTCAACCGACCCCAACACCTGCGCCGTCCACACCTGAACCCACACCTGCGCCATCGTCTACTCCCGTGCCTTCGCCAACACCAACAAGTGCGCCAACACCTTCAGCAACACCCAGCCCCACACCAACACAATCAGAGGCAACGCCAACACCACAGCCAACGCCATCACCAACGCCCACAATAATTCCATCGCCTACTCCTTCACCTGATACCAGTACAACAGCGCCAACACAGCCAACGCCACAGCCAACCCCAACTCCATTGCCTACCCCAATTCCAATTCCGTCACCTGAACCAAGTCCCGTACCAAACCCTCTTCCGAATCCAGTCGATACCCCCGCGGTAGAGCCGACTCCCGTGCCTGTGCCTCAACCCATCCCTGTGCCTCAGCCCGAGCCACAGCCTGTTCCTGTCCTTGAACCCACACCGAATCCAATTCCTCAACCTGAGCCAAATCCAAATCCCGTAGACCCAATCGAACCTGCCCCTGAACCTGTACCGCTCCCCGAGCCTGAGCCAATTGCTCCGCCCGTTGAAGAACCTGCGCCGATACCGAATGAACCCCCAGCGGAAATTGACCCAACAGGTCCCATACCCGAACCACTACCACCTACTGACCTCGAACCATTACAACCATTGCCACCAGCAGAAGAACCATTAGAACCTCTAACGCCCGAACCAATCGAGCCACCTGCCGAGGAAGTTCCTGCCGAGGAACCACCAATCGAAGCCCCAGTAGCACCAACGCCAGTAGACCCAGCGCCACAAAGTCCGTCCATAGAATCATCTGAAACCTCCGCATTAGTAAATGACATTACTGAAGATGGAAAGATTACACCCGCTGATGTTGAAGCGGTAGTTGATTCATTGATGGCGGATGGAAAAGTTAGCCAAGCCGAAGCGACAGCCTTAATTGAAACTTTGAGCGAAAGCGGTTCCCTTAACACAGCCGAGAAAAACCTTGTTGTTGCTGTTCTTAATGCAGATGGCAAAGTAACTCAAGCCGAGGTTAATAATCTTTCAGAGACTCTTGCATCTGATGGAAAGTTTACTTCCGCTGAAAGAGAGTTTGTTGCAGATGTCCTGATTGAATCAGCAAACGGTCAAGCCGTAACTGTTGAATCAATTGCCGAGGCTGGAATCACACTAACGGATTTACCGCCCGAGCAACCTGTTGAGGTTCGCCAAGATGAGAATGGCAATGAGGTTGTTATTACTGCCGAAGTTGCCGTCGCTTTAGAACTACTTACCTCGGCTGGAGACATTATTTCAGCCATCTTTGAAAGCCCTGCACAATTGCTCTTCGCTATCGGAAATCTTGGAGCAGACATGTCTCCTGAAGAACGCGAAGAGGCAAGTAAAACAATTATTGCCGCGACAATCGTTGGCAATATCGCTACCACTACAATTGCTACTGCTATCGGTGGTATTGGATATAGGAGACCAAATTGAAAAACTTTTTGAATGACATTATCGGACAAATATGGACGATGCTAGGAATGTTTGTTGCTTGGATTCTCGTTGATGGTATTGCTAAAAATATCGTTGGCTATGCAATCCTAATTACTTTTGGTGTTTGGGTGCTGACTTACCCTCTTCGCCGTCAGAAGGAAGATTAAACTCTTCTGATTTAGCAAACGGACTAAACGCTCCATTGATTTCATCAAGCGTTAGTTTTCCGTCGTCAAGATATTCACGGGCTAGTCGTTCTGCAACTGAGGCGACAGCCAACAGCCCTGCCATCGATAGCGATACCCAAGTCTCAATTCCAACAATAGCCCCAGCGCCTAAAGTACCAAGTGCGCCGACGGTAAACACCGCGACCATTCGACGCAAAATGTCTTGGACTTTTTTCATGCGACAAGTCTAGCGGATTCAATTTCCCGCTTTCGTGGCACTCTCGCTTTCTTAGTCTTGGTCATTACCTTGACTCGTTTTACATTGAAGGCGTTTGCCAATTTATCGGCATCGGGCTTTCCGAGATACCTCGTAGTAAATTGAAGTAGAACATCGGCGAACTCTGCTCCATGGGATTCTCTGCCCCAAACTATGTGATGGGCAATCTCATGCAGGATGATGAATTTATTTCTGCCAAATTTATTCAATCGAATCAATCGGACAGTTTCCCAGTTTCGGTTTCTCATCGTGGCATGATTTCCATTGCCAGCCTCAACCAATATCTTTGACGGATATGTGCTGAACTGGAATCGATACTGCTCATGGAGTTTCTTCGTTTTCTGATGGGACAGAACTTGATTGACAAATTTCTGTGCCTCTTTGATTGTCATGACCTCGCCCGTGTCATAGAAGCCAGCGAGCCTCTGAGCATCGTATAGCCGTTGTTTCTGACTGTCTCTAGGTTTTGTACCCGCCATGGGTTTTCCTTTCTCTTATGACCCATTATACCAAATGGGGGTTTGGTAATAAACCAAACTTGAGTCGGCTTGGCTCAACTTTCCCGCGACACGCCACGGATTCAACCGATTAGGTGCCTTAAACTGCCTTTCTCAATTGTCTTTATCAACCCCCGTAGTGTATACTTGGTATGTAAGAGAGAGGAGATGCCCGTGGTGGTCTGCGCGAAGTGCGGAGTTTCTATCGGTCAGTTTGAGGTCTTTCCTGAAGGCGTCTGCGTGAAGTGCTTTGCAGTCGAATTCGAAAAGGAATTTCAGAGCGCGTTAAAAATAGGGAGGTTCAAGTAATGAGTCTTGATTACAAAGGATTTGAGTGGGGCGAAAGAATCTCTTCTGATTATGAATCAGTCGATAGATTTCTTCACGAAAAGATAGTCGTGCCTGAAGCACCATCTGTAGGCGATTTACACGGAGCCGCGGAATGGTTGGCTACTTATGCCTCGGAAACTGCCGAAGATGCTCAAGGCTGGGCGAATGTCGTCGCCTTCTTGATATTGACTGCCGAATCTAAGCAAAAGCGTTCAGCGATTGCAGAAGCGAAGAGAGCGTTTGCTAAGGAAAAAGGAATTCCTGTGTCACAAGTAAGAATTAAAAGAGAGGCTGAGGTTATTCGCCAAGGGCTTGCTTTAATTCCTGACAAGATAGATAACTAACCCCAGTTGTGTTACACTCAACATACAACCTAGAGAGAGGTCAGATAAATGAGTAAAGTAAAAGTAACTTGGAAGGCTTTTGGAGACAAGCCTGAAATCGGGCGCTCCATTAGTTCTGTTGAGTTTGAAATTCCACCAATCACGGTGACACTTCTTACTCAAGAGGTTCACAATAAATGTGTGTGCGAAGGTATTTTCGAAGGCACAAATCTTCGTGCAGGGGGCTACTGGGACATCATCCAGCCATTGCTTTCTGAAACTCGTACTCACACAGCAATCTCAGTAGGCGACGAAATCGAAATCGACGGTCAGGTTTACATCTGCGCCGACTTTGGATTCGAGAAGATTGAAGATGTTGAAATCAAGAAGTTTGGAGAATCAATTTTCTCCGTAACTGTAAAAGATTCAAAGTTGCTTCAATATAGACAATAACTAACCCTAGTAATGATATACTCAGATTGTAACCAACAGAGAGGATACAAAATGTCAGAATCAAAAGGTCGTCCGTTTAATGTTCAAGAACTCAAGAACCAAATTGGTTTTTGGAACATTGGCGCTATCTCAGGTGGTCGCACTTACATTGATGGCGCTACTTACAACAAGCAATACGGCACAACTGAGCAGGTTGAATTCCCAGTCGCTTATGGATACCGCGTAAGAGTTATTTTAGGTTGGGACGATACATGGACAGTTCAGCGCGTAATTGTAAAGAACACAAAAAATGGAATCAAGGAAACAATCAAGGGTTCTGTTGAGGGTGTCTACCCTGAAAACATCGGTGAGGTTGCTTACCAAGCATCTTGCTTCCGTTCTAATGATGCGTTTGGAAAGGCGGTTGCATAATGGGGTTAAATCAAGCACCAAAGTTTTTATTCAAATGTACTGACTGCGATTATCACGCCACGGTAAAAGGACTATGGGCAGTAATAACTCGTTATCCCGACCAAAGTGTTTATTCGTTTCTTTGCGTCACTTGTGATGTTACAAAGGAAGCAAAGGTGAGTGCCTGATGAGTATTTCAGAGTTTGGAAACAGGGTAGCAAGCGCAAGGAAAGACTTAGACGCAACCGTTGGGGATATAGCCTTTTTGTCAAAAATAACTCCCGAGCGCATTGAACTAATTGAAAGGGGCGCGGATAAAAGCATCAACGCCCTTGAAATACATCGCTTAGCGTTTGCACTAGGTACTACTTATGAATTCTTAATGTTTGGAAAGGTGGTCGTATCATGAAATTTCTTACTTACATCAAGGCACCAAACACATCAACTGGAAACCCTCAGCGCGGATGGATTCTCTCGGATGCAACGGGCAACTTTGAACGATTCATCGATGAAGGCTACGAAGGTCGTGGAG